GTGTCCAAATCGATTCTTGATAATATGGAATCGTGCTGTGTTGGCTACCTTATCTTGCACCTTACGACTCAAGCTCATCACAAAGTCGGCGGTCATAATTTTGCGATAGCTATCAGCAATGTTGTTGGCTTGGATAATGTCTTCGTCCATTGCCGCACGATTACTTTGAGATGCGCTCCAAATAGGAACTTGCAATTCACCAGCAACACCACGAAGTTCTTCATAAATACCACCAGCTTCACTATAACTGTTGCTGTTGCGATCACTGTGCATTGGTCTCAAAATATCAGCATAATCAACAATAATCAAATCGATTTTTGTACCCAGTGTTTGAATCCGCTCACAATGATTCTTGAGGCTGTTTGCAGATACGGTCTTGATTGGAAAATACTTGATCTTCAATTTACCCGAAACTTCACCGATCTTCTGCTTGACAATATCAACATTATTACGAATATTTTGGAAATCAATACCAGTGAAACAAGCGTCGTAACGCAGACCCACATAATTTTCGTTCAATTCCAACGTGAAGTGAAGAACGTTCTTGCCTTGCTTCATGGCTTCAGCACCAATCTTGCTAAGAACCCACGATTTACCACTGCCCGCACACGCTGTGATGATGCCAAGTTCACCAGGCCCAAGTCCACCATCCATTAAATTATCAATAACTTCCCAATTAGTTTTGATTGAATTACGAGCCATAACAGACATGCGCTTATCAACGTCTTCATCATAAGCATGACCCAGATTACGCTCCATGCCAGCCTTCAAAGCTTCGTCAACTTTGCTCTTGATTTTTTCGTATTCGCCCGTGACAAGCAAATCCATACTTTCGCTGATTGCCATTTTGAGCTTCTGATTCTTACAGAATTCAAGGAATTGCTCTTTGATGAATGTAAGATCACCATCATTCATCTTCATATAAACAACTTTGAGGTTGTTGACAATGCTTTGCTTCAACACGTCATTTGTCAAGATATCCATTTTTACCTTGAAAACATTCAGTGTCGGTAGATCACGGTATTCGTTGAAATACTTAATACTCTCTTTCACAATCCACTTGTGTGCATCAGTCTCAAAAAAGTCTGGTTCAACCAGATCTGCCAGACGTTCAATAAATGGTCGGTCGCTGACTAAGCCGGAGATGCATTTGATCTGGAATTCATTTCCAAATTTCTTTAGGTTATCGATGATATGCGTATCGTTCATTTTCTTTGTTTTTGTTCTTGTGTTACCGTATGTTAGTTACTATACACCACAGGCTTGCTGTGTGCAACGTATATGAAGTTTGAATTTACAATTTACAATTACAGCACGAAGCTGTTAACCTTGCCCCACGTCTCGCTGAGCCAGACGTTGTAATTCGGTAGGTTATTCCACATTTTATCCTCATTGATCAATTTACTGAATGCCAGTTTATTGATGCGAGGCGTCGGCTTTTGCATGATCTCTTCGATGCGAAGTTGTGTGAAACTTTGAATTTGAGTGTCTTTCAACTGCATCAATTCATAGTTACGTTCCATCGTGAGTTTGTTTTCCAATACTCGCTCGTAGAGTTTGTATTTACCTTTATTATTCTCTGCGTAGTTGTAGATTTCTTGCAAAGAAGTGACTCGTTCGTCAGCAAGAAACGGGAATGCTTGTAAAATTCGCTTGGCTCCCGCTCCTTCAATACCCGCAATATTATCGCTAACGTCACCCTCCATTACTCTGTAATATATGAAGTTGCCGCAACTAATTCCGTATTCGTCCACAATTTCCTTGCAGCCGAAAATCTTTTTCTTGGTGGGACTCCACAATTTTACCTTGTCACTTGCCAGTTGCAAGAAATCCTTGTCTGATGACATGATGAATACATTGCTGTCCTTAAATGTTTGTTCTGATAGATACGCAATGGTATCATCGGCTTCAATATTATCGATTGCCATTGTGGTCAAAGGCAAAACCTCCAAATAATTGATCAGCCGCAAAAGTTCCAATCTGACGTTTTTCTGTTCAATCGCAGAACTGGTCATTTCATCATATGTTCTGTTGAACCGAATACGAGTCTTACGACCCTTTTTGTAGTCTGGATAAATCTTGCGACGTTTTTGCGAGCCACCGTTGCCATCAAACACAACAATGACTCTTGTTGGATTAAGCAACTTAATTGCGTAACCCACACTTTTTAGAAAACCTGCGATCCCGCCGGTATGCAAACCATCAGCATTCATCGACGGAATTGCCATGAAAGATCGAATAAAAGTATTCAAGCCATCAATCAGCAGAACATCGGAGTTAACGGTTTTTTGAAGTCCGTTAACTCCGATCTCTTCCTTGACGTTCTCGAACAAAGAGAATAATCGTTTCTTTTCATTGGAGGTGAAACCACTCATGATAGTTTACGGCTCTTCTAATCCCGACACGTCGTCGGTTGATAATTCAACATCTTCAACAATCTTGCTGTTTGGGTCTTTGTATTTCATAATAACCGCATCACAAATCTTCAAGTAGATTTCTTCCTTGAGAGCGTTGTCGTTTCGCAGTGTTGATATGAAATCTTTTGCTTGAAACTTCCAATCCGTACCATCATTTTTAACATACGTGTAATACGCACCACCTTGCTTGAGAATATTATTATCCTTTAGCACTTTTATCCAACTGCTATAATCTGCAATTCCGCTATCAAAATAGATATCAAAATTTGTGATTCTCTGTGGTGGACCCATTCTGTTTTTTACAACCACAGCTTTGCACTCATTTCCAATGACTTCATCACCTTTTTTGAGTTTGCCTGCATTGTTCAACCGAACACGAACGCTACAGTGATACGCAAGAGCTTTACCACCACTTACTATATACGGATCACTAAACGCCATTGCTTTCAAGTTCTGCCGTAGTTGATTGGTGTACACAATAAGTACTTTCTGTTTACCAAGCATGGTTGTAATCTTGCGCATCGCCTTACTAATAATGATGCTCTTGCCCGTTGCATAACCATCCTTGCCGTGCTCACTTTCTTGTTCTGCCTTGGTTGATGCTGCTGCCACAGAGTCAACAATGATTGTAAGAATACGATCCTTGTTGCTTTTTCTGACAATTGCAATCATACGCTCCATCTGATCAAAAATATCTTCAACGGTTTCACATTGAACATACAATAACTTAGATAGATCAACACCCAAACTCTTCCAGAAATCGGGAGCGGCTGCATTTTCGGTATCAATAACTACCGCAAGTCCTTTCTTTTTTTGCGTATCGGCAACAACGTGTGCTGCCAACAAAGATTTTCCTGTTCCTTCGAGTCCGTTGAATTCCACCATTTTTCCCACCGGTAAACCACCATGTGGTCGATTACTAATAGCAAGATCCAACATAGATGAACCAGTACTGATCCAATCCGTAACATCTGCTGGACTATCTTGTTCGTCCAACCTGTACGCAATCTTTCCACCATCTTTATTGGCTTTGTTAAGCTCACTTTGAAGTAGATCGATTAACTCGTCTTTATCGGAAGACGCTCCGCCGTTGTTTGATTTTTTTGCCATAACTATATGTAGACAGCTGGCGGAGCATAAAAACTCCGCCAGCTATTTTTATTTGGATTTAGGAGTTGAACAAATCATCAAATGCCTTTTCTACGTCAGTAGAAGCACCGGCCTTTGACTTTGCTGCACTTGGGGATGCAGTCTTAGGAACAGTGACCGGAGCAGATGGCTTGACTGTTGGCTTGACCGTTGCCACTGGTGCAACATCAACATCAACATCATCATCGGCTACAGCCACAGGCACAGCTTCGGTTTCACCGGTCTCAGGGTTCAGCCACTTGTCCATAACATCCTTGAGTTCATCATAGCTCAACTCTGGGAACAAGTCCAAGATGTTGGTCTGATTCTTGAGGCTTTCCACCAACTCAGCCTTTGACGGATCAACTGCTGTGGTTGATGTACCACGGGGACGAATAGTAGTGATTGGGAAACTCTTACCAGACTCTTCTGCCGTCTTGAATTCAACTGTGATGTCCCGGCCGTTTGCCACGTCAGTAATATCACCAAATTCACCGTCGAGGATCAGCGCACCAATTTCTTGGTAAACTTGCTTTCCGAATCCCCAGAACTTCACACCTTCGCTCTCTTCACCACGAACGATGATGGGAGCAAATGTGCGCATCTTGGGTTCCATCTTACGACCCATCAACCAATCTTCCTTCGATCCCGTCTTCTTCAAACGGTTTGCAAATTCAACAATAGGATCTGGACGACCAAAACTATCGGGACTCAAATAAGTCTTGCCATTGATGTTATAATGGAACTTGAGTTCGATGAATGGATTTTCGGGATTGTATTTGTAGGGAACGATACGAACAACTTGCTTACCTGGCTTTGGTTTCCAAATAAGATCAGACTTCTTGTTGGTATTTTGGCTTGAAAGTGAGTTCAAGCGACTCTTCAATTGTGCAATATTTAATGCCATAATTAGTTAATTAGTTTACTGGTTAATTAGTTAAGTGTCCAAGCTCACTCAAGCTCGGAAGTGTAACTAACTTGATACACTCTACACCTAAGTAGCTGTGCGGTCAAGCTATAAATAAGTATCAAATGGGCAGTATAGAAAACAGTCGCAACCATACTATTTTCACACCAGGATCTGAAGTCAGTATAATACTGTTTTTATATAAATCCCAATTTAATTGGTAACTCTTATCAAACACACCATTGTTCTCATCCTCAATCAACCTATTCATGGCGTTGAGAGTGTACAACGTATTGGTTTGCTTTTTTCTGTGAACACTGATGGTGTTGGGGTATTTGACCTTGCTATCTGGATTTTTGACCACGGTGAACGTCAAATAAATTTCTCGAATATTTTTTTCATTGACGAACAAAAATATTTTCTTGTCGGGCAGTTCATACACGCCGGCGATTGCTTTGACAACATCAAGGTATTTATCACTGGTCGAAAATGTGCAAAGAAGTTGTTTTTGAATCATACATTTGTTGGTTCTTCTGGTTTCACCTCGGTGGATGATGTCCCAGGCATCTCCCACTGCCAACCACCATTGGCTTGACCTTCAAGACCAATAATATTTGCAAAAACTTCCCAACCCTGTTGGATCAACGCTTTCAAAAATCGTCCAAATTTCAAGATTGATTCATAAATACTTTGAAGTCCAGCTTTAATGGTTTCCCATACCTTGGTAAAATATACTTTTGCTTCGCCCACCAACAATTTAATTTTATCGGTGAAATCACCAAAGAAATTTGTGAGTGATGTTCCAATATTTTTTAGAGTATCGATTATACCTTCATCAAGTACAATTTCAGCTAGTTTAATATCGCCTCGAATTGCGATGCCACGAACTCCACCACGATTTGAAAATCGGAATGAAATATTCTTGTCGTTATCTCGCAAGAACTTTTCAACTGTGTACAAATGATATTGACCCGCACAATTCCACGTCATCATGTGATCAGCAATACAATCAGCTTTGAAATTACCTTTACCATCGGCAAAACGACGCTTACCCGTTGCCAATTCTTCTATCAACATATATCGTCGTGGCTGTTCCATAAACACAGTATTAAGTGTTATGAGTGTTTTGGTCATATCAACCGGGATTTGGCCAGATACAACATAATCTTTGTTGGTCTTGATAATCTTTTCAACGTCTGCTACGGATGCCGATATTGCTTTTATGCTCTCACCTCGAATTACAGCAGTCATAGCCTTGTTCAACTTTTCTTTTACTTCATCCTGCAAGCCAACATAAAAACTTTTTTGAATGCCCTCCATAATGAACGAACTCACACCTTCCATCACCTCAGCAGATTCACCGGTATGTTTCAATACTGATGATACCACAGCATTTACTTCGGCATTTTGTGCAGAGCAAAGCTGAGACACTTCGGCTTTCAAACTTGCCCTCATACGCTTTTTACCGTCAAACACTAGATCTGTTTTTGAAGTTTTGTTCAACTCACTGAACAGTGGATCTACGATTGGACATCCTTGGTCTCCCAATGCTTCGCAACTCTTGACACCATCATTCTTTTTTAAGCTGTTTGCAATTTTTTTTGCAGCCACATCGTTGGTGAGGTTGCCGTTGAGTTCTTTGGCAAGATTGTATTCCAATTTCTTGGCATCACACTTAACCACAGGCTCTTTCTTTTCCATCTGAATTATTGATTTGCCCATGGAATCGTCATAGATTTGCTCGCCTATTAGATTTCCATCACAGTCATACCAATCAAATCCTTTGTTGTAGAATCCAAATT